ATGCCGATGTTAATGGTCGGCTGACCGTTGCTGTAGATGGTCGGGCGAGCGCGGGTGAAGTATTTGATGACGCCTCGCGTCTCAAAGTAGTTGAACGCCTGCAACGCTTGGGTGCTGATCGCTATACCATCGTCGTTAAAGCCCGCTTGGCCGCTTCCTATTGTCCATGCCTCGGCAACGTAGTTTTCACCACCGAAATATGGCTTGTCGTTTAGCAAAGCAAAACAGTTAGCCTTCCAGTTAGTAAACCGGCACCACGCTTTGGTGATGTTGTTCATCACAAACTGCACTTGGTTGCCTTGCGACACCGGCACGTTGACGATGAGAGCGTTGTTGAGCGGGTTGTAAAGCAATCCCCACCCGAAATTGGTCTTGTAGGTACGCGCCGCGGCGGCGAATGCGCCTTGAATCTTGTCCGAGAGTGCTACCTGTGGGTCTAAACGTGACGATTGCAGCGCAGACGCCATCGGGATCAAGCCATCTAGCGTCAAAATCAGCAAATCACCGCCGTATTTCTGCACACAACGGCGAGAGATTGGCGCACCAATGATCCAAACGCCGATCAACGCCCATGTAGAGGCGCTGGAGGGATCGGTTCCGCGATAAACGATGACTTCGCCCTGATCGGTGACAAAAACAAGGTTGTCATCCACGCCATAGCCTGCGTCAATCGTCCATGACGCCATCGCAACGAGCGTACCGCCAAGGTGTGCGACCGAGGATAGGTCAAGCACTTGTGCCGCACCGCCAACAGATGCAGTCGGCAAATACCATGCTTTTAAGGTGTTCTTTTGGATAAACCACATCCGGTTTTTGAACAGCGTCGGCTGTATCAAATCCGTTGTGGTAACACCCGTAATGGCGGGCGTAGAAGCGCCGTCTATCGCCGTCCAACTGCTGCCGTTATACAGCAGCGGCTTATCCGCGCCGTTAGCGGCATACAGATAACTGCCGCCCGAGGTGGTGATATTGGTGTATTCCCACCGATTGCTCGTCAAACCGCTTACCGCCGCAGCGCCCACCGGGCCAGCCGAGGTAACGTCGTAAATCTTGCCATCCACGGCGGCAAACATCTTGTCGGTTGCACCGCCGCTATAAACGAGCAGGCTTTCCACTTGCCCCGTCATGCCGGTGGCGTGTTTAACGTAGCCTCCGCGCAAACTAACGCTAGAGACGCCGGGGAATAGGTTATCTAGCGTCACCGCATCGGTCGGTGCCATGTTGGCGAGCGAGTCGCGGGCGTTCCACCCGCCCACGGGAGCGGGCAGCGAGGCGACGTTGTTGCTCGTCCTCTGGATTAACCGGCGGCGAACGGGCGATGCCATTACTGGCCGTCCGTGCCGTAACCGCTATCAGGAATGTTGTCGTAGCCGATCAACACCGTACCCGGTCGTGGAGCAAAGGAGAGGTTAGCGGCTGCGGTGTCTTGCGCCACCGCTGTATCAAACTCCATCAGGTAATCGCGGTACAGCGCAGTCGTGTCAAAGCCCTTCGCCTCAAAATACTTGAGCTTGGTGCCAAGCACCATAAGGCGATCAGGATAGATGCAAGTGTCATCGTCAGCGGTAAAGCTGTTTTGCGGCGTACCGTTTGCTGACTCTGCCCATCCCCTACTGCGGTACTCAAACCCGAGCAACTCGCCTGCGTTCATGCCCGGCCAAATCTGAAAGTATTTGCCGAGCAATCGCCAGCGGATACGCGGGCCGGTGCTGATGTAGCCCGAAAGCAGCCATTCCCATTGCTGCGGTGACTCGGGGCCAAGCATTTCCCAACGCTTGCTCTTGTCCCAATGAGTGCGGTTGACCGTACTGTTGTAGTCAGCAGGCAGGTCGTACTTCACCTTCTGGAATATGACCTGTGAGTTGATCTGCGTAGAGGTGGGCTGGTAGTTAATGGTGACCGACGTAGAGCCTACCGAGGTGATGTAGGTGGCATTGGGGATGCCATCGCCCTGCACCTGATAGGTCGTATCTAGCCCAGCCGTAGAGGCAAGGCCGGTAATGGTTGCTACGCCCTCTGCCCACGAACCCGTCGCGGTCGTGGCTTCGGTGTAAAACGTGTGTTGGCGCGTCAGTTCACGCCAATCAGCACGACGGAGCAGTTCGTATCCACAAGCGTTCATTAGGGCAAGCAACTGCACAACGTCTTGGCTGTTGTTGCCTGCTACCGTGGAAGGGGTCGGAATGCCCAGTTCTTGGGTACATTCCGTAATCAACTGCACCATCGTGCTGCCCATGCTATGCCTCCGCTAATTTAGGCGGCCTGCCCCGACGCTTTGGCTCGTCAGAAAACAACGTCGCCATCTTGGCCTGCAGTTCTGCAAGCTGCTTTTTGGTGTCCTCAAGCTCCGCATTCGTTTCGTTGCGGTTCTTGCGGTTCAAATACAAACGCGCACGGTCGCGCAAGCCAATGCCACCCATGCCGACGCGCTGTAGTTGGGCGTCCGAGGCGAGGGCAAGCTGCTCCACCGTGACAAACTTCAGAATGTTCAACTCTGCGATCTGGTCGCGGTTGATTTCATCGGGAGCGTCTTTGTTCCATTGCGACAGCGGGGTGCCAATCTGGGAGGCTGCGCCCTCGTTCTGCTGCATCTGGAAATACAGCCATTGACGGGGGAAACGCTCCTTGTGGTCATCGCGCAACGGCTGATCCAAAATGTTCGTCTTGTCACCCGGTGCCATGATGCGAACGTAGGTTTTGCCTGCGTTTGCGCCTTCGTCACGGGTGTAAAACTCAACGTGCAGTTGGGCGTCGGCGTTGTTGATGTCGCTATCTAATGGCATTGTCCTTGCTCCTGTGGGGATTACAGGTTGTTGACCTGTGTGATGGTACAAATGACCGAGGGGATTGCGGGGTAAAGGCTTGTGGCGCTTGCCGCAAGTAAAACTGCGTTTGTGTCATCGGCTTCCCACATCAATTCTACATAATTGGTGGGGTCCAGTTGTATCAAGAAGTTCCACGCGGCAACCAATTCTGCCGACGCGCCTTGGATAACTACTCGGCTTGTTGTGTTTGGCACGTTAGTGCCGTTTTTGCGTAGCCAAATGTGAATTACCGACGCTACGCCAGAAACTTTATCCAACTGCGCTGAAAACTGGACGTTATAAACGCCTTGATTGTCCACCACGATACGGGAGGTGGGCGACCCAATGCTGACGCCGTTTGCCAAATCCGTTGTGTTGAACGTCATCGCATAGGCGGTATTAATTGATGCGACGGTTTGTAATTCCGTGCTTGAAAACGCGCCGTAATGCAGGATTGGCACTTCACCGTTAAACCCTTGCAGTTCTTCCCACGCGCTGTTGCTAACGGCAAAAAACGCCGCTGCGCTGCCGATATTAATTACCGCTGAACTTGCACCGTTAATTGTAGATGCTGCCTCATACGGGTACACCGTCAGCGCGTTTGCGCCCGAGTTGGTTATCCATATCAACTCGCCCATTTCGGTCGGCGGTAGTTTGACGCCAGCACCCGAGGCAACCGTGGTGATGTTGTTATAGACAAACGTGATTGCCGTGGCAGCGCCCGCTGACGTTCCTGCTGCGCTTACCGAGGCATTACCGTCACCGCAAATGGAGACGGTGGACAGGCTGTTGACGCCTGACCCTAACACTCGGGAGGGGATCGCCATTAGGCCGCCTCGGCGCGTTCGTCACGCACCCGCATAATCTCGGCAATCAGTCCCGGCCCTTTCACGTTTAAGTTTAGGTCAGGCATGACTTCAAACAGCTTCTGAAACTCGTTGGCTTGCTGCGCCATTGCCATGTTGCAGTTGAACTTCTTGCCGGTTGGGCCGCCCACCCAAATGTCTACGGTTGCGCCGGGGGTTGCGCCACAGAACTTCTTGCGCCCGTCCGGGCTATTGCAAGAGTCGTAACCGTACATCGTGAAATTGCGGTAGCCGAGGATGTAGCCAATATTGATGGCTCGCAGCCCTGACGTTGTGCCGCCGCCAATCGCCAGTTTGCCGGGGCCAATGGCCTCCATTTCGGGGCCGGGCGCCCATGAGTGCCACAGCAACACTTTCTTGCCATTGAGGTAGTCAAAGGTGGTGGGCGGGCAGCGCGAGGCTGGCATATACGTCGTGTGGTCGTTGAGGTGCTTGATGCCGCTAGTGCGGTCGCGTGGGTCAAGGTTGATCCACAGGTCAGGCTCTACGCCGTTCTCAACGAGGAAATCGTGTGTGGCCTTAATGGACACAATGGGGCGACCGGCTTTGCGGTGCGCCTTAATCTCGTCAATGTAATCAGGCATTGACCACCCGCTCGCCACCAACACCATGTTGCCATCGTGTTTGATGGGAGCGAGGGTCAACTCTGGAAGATTACGGGCAAGAGCAGAGCGGATATTGGAGCAAAGCTCCTCCTCCGTCCCTGCCGCCTGCACCGTAATCTCCAGCGGCTTCATTAGGCGTTCAAGCCGGTCAGAACGTGCGGGTAACCCGCAATGCAGGTGACGTTGGAGGCGGTGACCGTGGAGGTCGTCGCTACCAAGCCCGCAATCAAACCAGCCGTCACGGTGGCGTCGTCAAGGACGCCCGCCGTTGCGGTGGTAAAGAGCGGGACGC